TCCTCTTTTAATTTTCTATCACCATATCCGCCAGTCCTGGCCATTGTTTCTTTCTGTTGCAATGCATATTGTATCACATCATCACAAAATCTGGGTGTCAACACACCACTAAAATACCAGTAGTAATTAGATATATTCATACGTTATAGTTTGTACAAAATTCAAACTATCCTTTTGATTATTGGTTAGGTAATACATATTGGTTGATGGAAACATTATAAATTTATTATTTTCTAAAGATATATCCCAAGATCTACCTTTACGTCTGTTATCTTCATAGTGTATTCGAACCATACAATTTTTTACATTTACACCATACAAGAATGTATAGTCTGGTGAGTTTCGTAGATCTACTGGATCTATATTTAATAAGGGAATTGTAATCTCTTGAGGCTTATACATATTACCCCACGTTTCTTTGTTGATTAAATTAAATCCATACTCGAGATTAATGTGATCTCGTATGTAGGTATTCAACATATCCCAAGTTCTTGAGAACGGAAATTCTTTATTTTGAATTACTGATTGTAGAATGTCGCCTGATAATTTATCTCGGTCAATGTCCCAATTTTTAGGCATCGCCACATCACCATAATATAATGCTATTTCAGATAATACTTTCTTTTGCATACCACATACCTTTGTAATTTATGCGTTATCGTCTGTCAAGTCCCAAGACTGGCCTTCTTCATTCCAAACATAAGACCATCTATGAGTTCCAGCTTCATTTTGTGAAGTTTGTTCTGCAGTTAATGCTGGAGCATCACCGATTGGTGATTTCCAACTTGCAGTTGCAGTATCTTTTACCCAAGATGCATATGGTTTTTTAGGCCAAAAAATATTATTATCTTCG